GAGCTTGTGCACGTCGTCGGCGGTGACGGTGCGGGGCCCATCCTCGAACCATCGGCCGGCCTGGCGATTGGTGACCAACGCGGTGTCGGTGGCGAGAGCCGGCGCCGACACGATGGTGAACCCGGCCAGGGCCACGGTGAGCCCCGATGCCGACGCGGCGGCGCCGGCGACGTTGGCGGCCGGGGATGACCCGAACGCGAACACCGCGGCGGCAATGGCCACGTAGGCGGCGTCCCCCGCGGCCACGACATTGGCGGGCGATCCGGTGGCGCGCTGCACCCGGAGCGATGCCTCGAACAGCACGGCGGCGATCTCTTGGGTGGTGGCGGTGGAGAAATCAATGACGATCCCTCCCGGCGATCCGGCCACGGCGCCGGTAAGCGCGGCGGTTTCGGTGGTCAAGGCGTAGGCGGCGGCCATGATCTGCTCATAGGCGGCCAGGTAGGAGGGCGACGACCGGAGCAACAGCTGATACGCGATGTCAGAACCACCCGCGAACGTCCGCAGGGGCGTGGTGCCCTTGAGAATGTCAACGCGGACCGAGGTCACCTCGGTCTTTTGGGCCATCTGTTCTTTGACCAGGGAGGCGAGATCCCCGGCGTAGTAGGGCCAGGCGACGTCCATGCCGGAAGCGCCGGGGTCGGCGCCACCCCCGAGGGCTTGCACGAACGGGCGCCCGTTGTCCACGATCCCGAAAATCTCGGTGAGCCACGCGGGGGGCAGTACGCCAGGGTTGTTGGTGGTGATCTGATCGATCCACACGGCCCGGAGATCGGGGATGGTGAGATCGGCCCGGCGAGCCTGGGAGTACTCGGTGAACGACCCGAACCGGGCCAGGGGATGCGGCTCGGCCCGCACCACGAGCGCGCCAATGGCTTGCATGGTGGCCCGGTGGGCGGCCATCCGCACGGCGTCATCGGGGTCGGGCGGGTCGGTCGGATCGGGCGGGGACGGGTCGGGCGGGATGAGCGTCGCGGTTGCGGTCATGTCGAGCCTTTCGTGAGCGGCTTGGAGTGGTTGGTGGCGGGCATCCTCGAACCGGGGGATGGTGACGGTGGAGAGCTCCACGAGGCGCCCGGCGTGCACCGTGGTCGCGTAGGTACCGTCGTCGCGCACGGTGTCGGTGGTGTCGGTGAAATTGACCCCGACCGACACGGCATCCCGGACCCCGTTGCCCATCTGGCGCACGGCGCCGGCCACCTCGAGATCCGCGAGCTCGGCGCGGGGAATGGCGATGGTGGCGGCCAAGCCGGCCCCGGTGTCATGGAACGCGGTGCCGTAGCCAAACGGTTTCTCGGGGCGGTGATCAAGGAGGAACTTGACGCGGGCGGCGTCGGTCACCTCGAGCGAACCCGGTTCAAAGGTCACGGTGTCCCCGAACCCGTTGGCCTGCACCTCGATCCCCCAGGGAATGGCTAGGGGCACCTCGAGCACGATCGGGTCGGCCCCGGGAGCGGCCGGCGTGGCGGGATCCCCGAGCTCGAACCGGGCGACGGTGGCCACGGCCTCGAAACTGCGGGGGGCGGTACGGGCGGCGGCGGTCATGGTGCTCCATTCGGCACGAGGGTGGGCGAGCTCGAGGCGTCCACCGCGGCGAGCTCGGCGGTCCGTAGGAACGGGGTCGGGTCCATCGATACGGTGGTGCCCCGCGGGGTGACGGTGGGCATGGACAGGGTGTCGGAGAGGCACGTCATGTAGGGGCCGACCCCGAACGACAACAGATCCCACCGGGACTGTTGTGCACTCTTGTAGGTCATCGAGTCGCCCGGGGTGACGGCGCCCACGAGGAACGCGGGCACGTTGAGCACCCGGGCCAGGGCGGCGTCCTGATAGGTGCGGGCTTGGACCAGCTGCATGCGGTCGGGGTCCAGGGTGCTCTCGTGGTAGCGCACCGCTTCGTTGAGGGCGGCAATGGCGTTGCCCTCGCGGGCATCAGCGAACGACCGGGCCAACGTGGAGAGCTCGGTGGAGCTCATGGCGGCCGAACCGGGGACCTGTTCGAGCCATCCCATGGGCACGGTGCTCGAGGCGAACCGGGCGGCGGCCCGATCCAGACGGAGAGCGATGAGGAGCGGGGTGGGAGCGGCGAGCACCCCGGTCAACGGCGACTCAAAACAGATCATGTTCAGATCGAACAGATCCCGGGTAGCAACCACTCCGGTCGGGGGCGCGCTTGACGGATCGGGCCGCCATTCCCACCAATCAGGGCGCCCGGTTCCCCGCGCCGTAGCCTGCGCCACGGGGAACCGGGCACGATTGCGGCTCCGGTGACCAGGCGGCGGGGTGAGCTCCACCCAGGGCAGATGCACGAGGGCGGTGGGGAATCCCTGCGGGTCGCGGGCCGTCACATGGCAGGCGGCCCACCCGTAGAAAATCAGGTCATCCACCACATCGGCGGTCCACGATTGGCGGGTCCGGGTGGGGTCGGGATGCTCGAGCCACCCCGCGCCGACGTCGCGGGGAGCGCCACCCCCGAACGTCGAGGTGCGCTCAAAGGGCATGTCCCCGAGCACCCCGCACATCAGGTCGCGGCCCCGGTTCACGACCGACAGGTTGAGGGCGGCCTCCCGGGTGATCGGCACCAACGGCGTGAGCTCGAGGGCGGCCTCGCGGGCCGCTATCGCGTCACCGATCAGGGCGCCGACGCGTATGTTCCCCTCGAGAGGGTCCCCCGCCGCGGCGGCTAACTCGCGAGGGCGACGGCCGAACAAAGCCATCCAACACGGAGCGTGGCATCCCTTACCGGGCCGATGCAAGGTTCGGGAGTGTGACGGTACCGGGAACCCGGTCGCGGCCCGCTACGGGCCTCCTAGGGGCCTCTCCGTACGCAGAGCGGCTCGCGGCCCCCGCCACCGATGGCGGGCCCCTGCTGACGGGTCAGCGCTCAGGGCTACCTACCGCATCGAAAGGGGGCGAGGGCCAGGGGCGAGTGTAACGATCACCTCCGAACACGCAGAGCGGCCCGCAGGCACGCCCTGCGGGCCTCTCCGTGTGGTTGTGCTTGGCACGTGCAGACTAGGTGTCGATCACGTCGCCGGTGTCGGTGGACTCAGTGCGGCCCGAGGTGAGCCGAGCCTCCCGATTGGCTTGGCGGGCGATGGTCTTGCACTCCCGGGCGAGGTCCTTGATCACCGCGGCGGGATTCTGATTGATCGCGGCGTTGGTCAGAGCGGTCAGGGCGTTCAGGGCATCGACCACGGCCACGAGCTTGTCCACGGCCTCGCCGGAGTCCTCCACGAGCTCCCCCTCGTTGGCCAGGCGCTCGAGCGGCGGCCCGTACAGGGCGAGCTCCGCGGCGGTCATCGGGCGTTCCTCCACGAGCGCACCGTCCACCGTGCGGGTGTAGAGCTCGGTGGAGAGATCCCACACCTCGGCTACCGCCCGGCCTTCCGCGTCGGTGGTGGAGGCGGATTGGATCATGGCGGCCAGGGTAGGGCGATGGGGACTCATGAGTCCCCATCGCTACCCGAGGCTTGAGGCGACGGCGGGGGTGACGGCGGGCGGGGCGGTGGCGGCGGCGGCGGCGGCCCACGTGGCGGCGCACACGGCGGGCGGGGTGCGCCGGCGATCCCACAACCAGGCGTCACCGTAGCGGCGGCCCACGGCCTCGAGGAGGGCGGTATCGAGCTCGGGTTGAGCCCGGTGCCCCACGTTGCCGGCGTCGATCAGGTCCACGAGGGTGGCGCAGGCGCGGGCGGCGTCGGCGGTGGTCAGCGTGGTCACCCGGCCCCGGGCCCGGATCTCGAGCTCGGCGGCGAGGTTGGCCGATGGCCCGTAGGAATCGATCACGGCGCGGGCGTCACGGCGGCGGGCGAGTAGGGCGCATACGGCGTCGGTGACCCAGGTAGCGCCGGGCCCCGTGGCCACGAGCTCGAGGTGGACGCGGCCGGCGCCGGTGGGGGCGGCCACCGCGACGGCGGCCCGGGAACGGTCGGGGGCGACGTCGGCGGCGATGGTCCACGGGGCGAACCTCTCGAGCTCGAGGCGGTCGGCGGCGGCGGCCCACCGCTCGAGGTCGAGGGCGCCGACCCGTTCGGCCTCGGGCGCCCACCATCCGAGGTATTCGGCTTGGAACGTGGCGGCGTCCATGGCCTCGAGGTCGGGGAGGAGGGCGTCGGGGGCGATGTGGCCCGCGGCGATCGCAGGATGGCCGAGGGCCCACGTGGCGGGGTCGTCATAGGGCAGCCCCTCGGGGGCGGCAAATTCGACGTAGAGCACCCCGTCGCGGCGCCCCTCGAGCACCCCGGCGCGGCCCACGTCGCGGTAGCCACGGAGCCACGCGGCGGGCGCACGGGGCCCGGGCGCGGACGAGATCACCCATAGCTGGCGGAGAGCGCGGCGAGCTTGGGCGGGCCGTACCGCGGCCTCGAGGGTGGCGCCCTGATCGGCGGTGAATTCCCGGGCCTCGTCCACGACCACCACGTCGGCGTTCTGGGAGCGCAACGCTTCTCCGGAAGGGGCGAACAGTCGCAGCGTGGAACCGAGGCGGCGCACCGTCACGGCCTCGGAGCCGTTGCTACGGCGCACCGCTAAGAGGTGCGCGGCGCGGGGCCCGGCGAGTCCGCATCCCTCGAGCATGGGAAAGAGCTCGTCGCGCCATAGGGACGCGCCTACTTCACGGCGATGCACCGTGTACCACCCGCGTCGGCTCGGGCCCCCCACGACCACCCCGAGAGTGGCAAGGAGAGCGACCAGCGTTTTCCCGGCGCGGCGGGGCACCACGAGGATCACGGTCGGGTAGGCGAGGGTTCCCCGCTCGGTGAGCTCCCCCGCGGTGAGCGCGACGGAGCGCTGCCACGCGTCAAACGGGCGACCGATCGCGCCGGCCAGATTCACGGCGCGGGCCCCGAGGGTGTGCCGTTCGAGGGTGCGCGGCGTCGCGTAGAGCGGGTCACAGACCGTACTCAGGGGGTGCGCGACGGTCATAGGAGCGTCGGCGGTGACACGGCCTCAAGGGCGGCCTGGGCGGCCTCGAGGGCGTCGGCCAGGGTCACCTTGCTCGAGGTCCCGGCGTTCCCGGTCAGGGCCTCCACCAGGGCCCGGTAGGGGCCGAGGAGGGCGGTCACCTCGGCGGCGGCGGCGGCGTTGTCCGCGATGGCGGCTTTGGCGAGCTTGTCCGCGGCGCGGCGCTCGAGCTCGAGGAACGCGATGCGCTCCCCGAGGGAACGGGCCACGGACCACGGGTCCCCGTTCATTCGGGTACGGGGGCGTTGAGGAGCTCGAGGGCGGCGTCCAGGGCGTCGGAGCCGGCGCCGGCCAGGGGCCGCAGGCGGTCATGCCAGGCGCCGAGCTCGGCCAGGGCCCGGGCTTGGGAGTAGCGGGTTTCGTCGGGGTCGGTGAGCGCGGCCTCCACGAGACGGGCGGCGGCGCGGCACCCGGCCACGGTGAGCGCGTCCACGGCCTCGAGGGCGCCGGCGCCGGTCATGGCGGTCACGGTTTGGCCGAGGGCCCGAACGAGCGGGCCTCTCGGGGGAGCTCGGTGGGGTGGCACGTAATCGAACAGATGTTCGCCCGTGTTCCCCTTACTCTCGGGCATCCTCCCCCCCCTCGGTAGAGAGTTTTGGCGGG